AAAGCATCTGCAATTCTTGCAAGATTCTTTTCCATAATGTTTTTGTATTTGTACTTATTATATCACGCCCATGCTTCAGCTGCAAGTCTAACTGACAATCCCAGGGACACTCCCATAACTGTCAGTCTACTCATCCACCACATGATTTCGTGCTTGTGCTTATTTATTCTACTCATGATTAATGACCCATTGGTATACCAGCTGCCATAAGGCTAGACATGGCTTGTACTTCAGCGTTGATACACGAATCAACAAAATGAGGATGCTCCTTTAAAAAGGGAACATCCTCTTGTGCGTCTTTAATGGCTTCATACGAGTCTGTAGCGTACTCGCATATTTCGTGATGATGCTGTTCTGCATCATGATACCCTACGGTATAGTGTGACAGGGGCATGATTTTTCAATCCCTAATGTACTAATATTTATTATACCATATAAGTATAATTAACTACTATTATCATCCTTTGAACACAATGTATCATAGTGATCAGAATGACTGTATGGTTTTAAACCCTTATTTTCTTCTTGTTTAGTTTGACGATTTAGGAGCTGTCGGTAACGATCAAGTTCCTGTCGATACTTTTTCTCTTCCTTACCCATTAATTTGCCTACCAGAATTTTACTTGTAATGGTATGCTGCTTTTGAAGTCTTAGATAATTTGCCTGACCTTACTTTAGTCCCTGAAGTTTCTCCATCTCCCTTGGGATGTTTGCCTGGTGCAGACTTACCTATGTTAATAGATTTACCTGGTTTCTTGGATTGGGTGTCGTGTAATCTTGCAGGTTTCTTTTTATCTTTAGTGATAACTGATTCCTGTCCATGTTTACGTCCTAGCCTTCTCATTGTTTTACCAAACCTACGCTTACTCATTTTATCAGGTTTGCTTGTTTGGTAAGAGACCTCTCTTCCAGTCCCTTCTTTTCCATCATCAGATTTATATTTGTATTCACCTACACCCTTCTTATATCCAATACCTTTCTTTTTTAAATCCTTTTCAAGACCTTTACGTTTCTCCCTATTCTTTTTTTCATCACTACCACGATCTGCAGAAATATTACCAGTAACCTTAGTCTTCGACTTAGTTAACATACGTGTAGTAGGATTACCTTCAGCGAGTTTTATAAAGTCTTTATAGTACATAACTTTTAGTTGTTCTTTTTGTGCTAACTTATTGGCAGTAGCATACATAACTTCTTTATCACGATCTCCATAAAGTTTCTTAAAGCGATGACCACTTTGACGTTTCATCCCTTTAACAATCTTCTCTGCCTTTTGATTAACCAGAGGCATCTTAGCCTCCAACCACTTGGACTTCTTCAACAATAACTGCACTAGTTGCAGTTGTTATCTTAACAGCACGTTGTATTAATGCTTTTCTACCTGATGACCAGGTGTAATCGGCACTAGCACTAGAAGAATCTACGTCAGTAGTTAATATATTAGTACCCGAAATTGCAGTAATCTTTTTACCAGCAGTGCCAGCAGAAAGAAAATTACTATCAATTGTTGGAGATGTACTATCATCTACAACTGCAATATAATCTCCCACAGAGAATGGGTGATTTGCAGATGTATCTTGGATATGTTCACCGACATAGTAGTCGCCTGTAGCATCAGAAACACCCTTAACGATCTTTGCTGTACCAGGTTTGCAACCCTTAATAAGAATGAATTCATTCTGAACTAAGGTAATAGCAGGACCACCATTAAAGGAAACGGTAGCAGCACCAGCAGTGGAACCAACTCTGTAATAGCCAGTTTGTACTGTTTGATATTCACTAGCATCAGCAGCTATGCTGTTGGTACTTAATACGTTGAGGACTGTCATGTCGTGTCTATGTAGTTTCTTCTGTCTTATTTATGTTTTTTAACATCTTCTGTAAGTCGGATGTACTCCCAACAAACATAGCATTCGTTACATTAGTTGGTCCTTTCTTATCTTCCTTATCCAACTCTTTCATCTTAGTCTGCAAATCTATTAATTTATCTGCTACATCTCCCACTGCTTTGATTGTCGTTGCAGCAACTTCATAAGCACGTGGATGATCACTTGCTCGTGCCACATCAAGTATACCATCTACTGCCTCCTGTCCTTTCATTACTAGATTGTGCAACTGAGCACGAGAAATTTCATAATCTTGTTGTACATCAGGTGTCTGACTTTTTTTAAGACTCTTTGTTTCTTCTACATGCCTTTCTAATTCAGATGGTTCTTCACCAAATGCCTTTTCCAATCCAGAGAAATCTTTATTCATTTACCCACTCATGTACTTTGAGATTAAAAGAAAAACTTATTCTTGTATTACTAGTTATGTTAGTAGTAACTCCATGTTTTAAATACCCAGGAAATAAAAGTAATTTACCTTCATCAGATGAATGACTAAATCTGTCAGATGACCATACATCACTCATCTCAGTATACTGATTGGGTGTAGTAAAGAATATCTTACCATCATCACCAGTACTTTTAAAATAATATACACCACTTATATCAGCACCCTTATGATTGTGTATGTGTGCATGATTACCTTTTTTAAATTTAGAAAACCATGAAGATATTATCTCAACATAAGTCTTATCAAAAAACTTCATTGCATTACAATATGCCTCTATGTGCTTAGATAACTCTGCAGCAAATAAAGGCATGGATTGTAGTAATGTATTCTCTGTAAATTCTAAATTAGAAAGCCAATGAGTTCCCCAACCTTCATGGAATGAGAACTTAACACCCTTTAGGCATTCTTTCATTTCTTCTTGAACATTATCAAAGTTCCCTATCCTATCTTCCACATACATGGCTGTGGGATAGAGAGTTTCAATTTTTGCCATAATTTAAATTGTTTCGTCTTGACCGCTAACAGGATTGCGTTTCTTCATGTCAGTAAAGTCTGAGTATAACTCACCAAATCCAAAGTCATCATCAGACTCTAGTAATGCTGCATCATCCTCATCTATCTTCATAATAGCTGCACCGTTCTGATGCCCTGCAATGGTTGTGTTATTCCATCCTCGACTGACATGAAGAGTGCTACCAACAACTCTGTTGATATGCATAACCTCAGTACCAATCTGAATATCAACTCCTTGTTCTAGAGATGATACGCTAGCTACAGATATTATACCATCATTTACATCCATTGCAGCAGTAAGAGTAGTAAGTCCCACTCCATCCTGATCTGTTAACGCAGTAGGAGTAACGGTATAACGTTTCTCTCTTGGTGCTTTAGTTGTATCTGTACTTGTATAGTAATCTGTAATAGCCTTCTTAATAGTCTTGCTATCTGTAACAGGTCCGTATAGATAAGTTTTCGCAGTAAACTGAAGTGTATATATTATTGCTCTACGATTTGTAAAGTCACCTTCATAGTCATCCTCGTAATTTATATCCTGTAGAACTATTGGGACATCCTTGGTTTCCCCGATTGTCGTTGCGAGTTTAACTGAGAGATTATAATGAGGTTGAAAGTACGGAAGAATTTGCTCAATGATTTGTAATCCGTCATCTTGATTTTTAGATATAATTGCTAATTCAAAATTTATATTATATGGAACAGGCATGAAAGCATTCTTGTTTTCATTTACATCCTTTTTAAATTTAATCTTTTGTGTAGGTGAAACCTTTCTACCTGGATCATAAGACACACCTGCTATCTCAAATGATAATCTAGGTAAAGTAATTTGAACCCTTTTGTTTGTAGGATCTGGGTTTTGATCTAAACGAGCTAAAAATTTCTGCTTAGGACCATATGCCAAGGGAACTTTCATCACCTCATCTTGGCGACGTATTTCAATGTTATTAAACATTGTTCCGAAAGCAACAATAGTCTTTCTGAATATCTCGTGATATGAATAATTTCCTAACATTAGATTGTCAAGTCAGTGGATGATGCGACTGTACCAAATGGGTTAGATTCAGAGAAGTCGATAATATCGTTATCAGCTGTTTCAAACTCATAGTTTTGATCGTAGGTAATATTTTTATTATCTACTGTATTATATGTAGCCGTTGTCCAAGATGCACTTGAAGTACCTCCTGTAAGTGTTTCTGGTATAGTGAATGTACCAGAACGGTTGATAACGATGAGAGTCCTAGAAGCAGAATCCCAAGACTTAACTTCAGCAGTAACATTAGATGTTCCACCAGTTACTGTCTCACCAACAGTAAAGTCTCCACTTCCACCAGCTACGAGACCAACTGTAATCGCATTTGCAAACGCAGTCTCGATAGCATCTAGATCTGTAATACCAGTATCGATCTCCTCGTCGCTGTACTCGAAGAGTTCACACTGACATTCCCAAACATACCCTTTACCTAACTGGTAGAAAGGACG